GAATAACACCCTTGTTGATAGTTGTTTCAAACATGTTATTATGTGCATGTGCGTAGGCACATAGTTGTAGGAAGTAATCTTCTACCCATTCAGTTCGCTTTGGCTTATTGGTTTGTTTAAAGTCCATAATTGCAGGATCACCATCATGTACACCAACTAGGTCAGTTGTGCCAGCGTAAAGTCCACTGTAGTAAAGTGGAACTTCTGTACCCCAATACTCGTCAGCATTTTTAAGTCCATGCTCCAATATGAGACTTGCCATTTTGTGACTTTGTTGACTGTAAGGATTGCTACCTGGCTCTCCGATCTCTCCAGTCATAACATAGTCCTCAAGCCACTTGTGTAAGCGTGTACCTCTGCCTGCTGCCTCTGTAACAATCTGCTGTGCTTTGGCTTCACCTACACGCTTCTTCCAGTTGTTCAGTGCTTGCATTTTTTCCTTGGACTTTGTCTTGTCAAGGATTGTTGTAACACTAGGCACAGCGTTTCCGTCAGGAGTTGCATAGTGCCTCTTGCCTTCAATTGTTTTTCTGTTTATGGGTTTATAGTTGTATTTGTTAATAAGCATACACTTATTATACTATACTACCAAGTGATATACCAATAAAAATATGTACCGCTAGAGCTTTTTCTTGCGATGGTATAGCCCTTGTTCTCAAAATGTGCAATAACTTCATTCATCTGTTCTGTTTTGACAGCGTCAGTTGTTGTACCTTGATAGACTTTGTAGTAGTTTTGACCGTCTGTGTCATTGTCTGTCATCGGGCTACCTGTAATAGTAGTGCCCTGGATAGTAACAGTTGAGGTGTTGCTAATGGTTGCTGCAAACGCACTGGTTGCAATAGCATCCAGTACAGCAATTTCCATGATACTGATTTGCTGTGCTAATACGTTGTTGTTTTGCGCTCTTTCACGAGCCTGTGCGCCTGTAGGGAAGTATGCCATTATTTGTTCCTAAAGTTTTTAAACTTAATGCGTTGGATCATCTTACGAATCTCATCTGTATTTGTAGTAGCCTTGTTAGCATACTTGCCAATAATTGCATCAGTACTCATGCCTGCTTCAATGTCAGCAGCAATCTTATCTTCCATGCTTTTGCCTTCGTTCATGCTTGCATGTTTTGCAGCCATGTGTGCTTTGTACTTGGCACTGCCTTTTGGATGTGGGCTAGAACCTTCGCTAATCATGTTAAACAGTTTAGGCATTAGTTTCATAAACTTTTCAATTGTACCAATACGCTGGATGATTGCTTCTTTACTGTTGTCGTTAACTTTGTCATAGATTTGTGTAAGCACACTAGCAGTATACATGTCCACCATTTGCTTGCCGTCACCAAACTCTACTTCCATTGCACTCTTGTTGTCTACAATGTCGCGCATCTGTTTCATAACATCTGTGCGTGTTTCAACTTGACTGCCATCCTTGCCAAACATTTTTGCTAGGTGTGGCGGAAGTTCTGCTTCGTCAATATTAACTTTGTCTAGCACTGCTTGTAGAATGTCATCGATTGCTTTATCTGGAGCACCAAGTTTTTGTGCCATGCGAATGATTTCATTGCTGTTCTCTGGCTGCATGTCTACTATCTGATCTATAATATCTTGGTGTCTATCAAATTCAGTTAGTGTTGTTTCAATAAATTCTTCAGTTCTCATCTTAGTAGCCCTTTGTGCCATTTTGCTAACACGCTCATCATCTGGCATGTCACCTTGCGGCTCCTCATATTCTGCGCCTTCGTCATCACTGTCGCCAACAAATGTAATCTCGTCTTTGTTGAACTGTGCAATAACATTTTTAAGTTGAGGATTAGTATCGAAAACTGTTTTAAATCCGTCATAATCCATCATAATACCTGCGTTAGCAAGCATTTGTAGAAAGCCGTTAATGCTAAGTTTACCCTGTTTGCCACTATTACTAGCACGGGTTTGTGCAAGCATTGCCGCACTCATTATAGCATCAACACTACTATCTACTTCGTAAAATCTCATTACTGAGTAAAGCCCATTACGCCACTGCGTCCTAGCATGTCTTTAAGTTCTGCTAGTTCTGCATCACCGTTAGAATTTTCAATTGGTGCTTCTTCAACTTGTGGTGCTTCTTCTGGCTGTTCTTGAACTGGTGCTGCTTCTTCTGCAACTTCAGTCATTGCTGTTAAACGATCTTGTAATTTTCTCATGTCAACTGTTGTATACATTATGCTCTCTTTTCTCTGCCCACTGGTGCTTCTTCGCCACCCTGTGCGGCAGGTGCTGTTTCAAAGTCATCTTCAATTGGTTCCATGTCCATTTCGTCAGGTGCAATATCACCTTCTGCTGGCATAGGCTCGCCCATTGGTGCTGCTGGTGCCTCACCTGTTAGTATTCTACTAGCATCGTCTGCAACCATACGGTCTTGTTTCATACCTGCCATTGTAGCATTTAGTGCATCTGTCATTGTTGCTAGATATTGTTCCGCAACGTCAGAACCCATTTCGTCACGAATTTTATCTACTAGTGGAGTTAGTTGTTCATTAAGCATTTCACCAACATCCTGGATCATTGCGTCATACTTGTCAACCATGCTTTTAGCAGCCATAATTAGTTCACTGCCTTCGATAGCACCTTCAGTAACTACACTTTCGTTTGCTTTGTCTTTTTTATCTTTAGCAGCCTTTTTCATTGACTCTTCTTTATCGCCGTCACCGTCGATGTCAATATAGTCTGGCTTTGCTTTCTTTTCAGCAATGTGCTTTGTAAGTGCTTCAAGTGCAATTTTCATTTCGTAATACTTTGTACGAGTTTGACTTGCACTGCCTAGTTTACTTTCATAAATGTTCATTTGGCTACTGAGGTTCTTATGTAGACGCTCTGCCTTTGCTTCACTTAGATTATCCAAGTCCAGTGCATATCCAAATACACGTTTTGCTAGTTTGTTTACTTTTTCTGCATTTGGTGCAGGTACGAGATCGTTAAGGTTCATGGTTCTTCCCTTTTAATTATATAGTGTATTTATTAAACTGATATGGTTTTTAGGAGTTGGGTGAGTGCAGCATCTGCTTCATGCAAGTAGGGCATGTCAGCACTTATACGGTGACTCATGATGTTTTTGCGTACTTGATTAGTGCTGCGTAAAGTATGGTGATAGAAATCTATATCTGTTTTTATTTTTTGTAGTTTACTATCTAGGTCTTTTATTTGTTTTGCTTTTTTTGTGTCATTGCGCAACAAACAAAGCGCATATCCCACAGCACTTTTGCGTCTATAGAAATTTTCATCTTTGCATGTCCAAGCGCCATAGCGATTGTCAATCACAATGTCATTGACTTTTATACTGCCATGTTCAAGTTTGGTAATTTTTATTTCGGGAACAAAGTCTAGTAGACGATCAATACGTTGATGAAGAGTTTGCTGCTTTGGAAATTGTAAAATAGATGCTGTCATCGTGCTTTTGCCTTGTTAGGATAGATTTTTCGGTTAAGCGGCGTGCCACTTGTTGTTCTCTCTCAGTCAAATCTCTTTTTTTAACAGGACCTTTACTCATTGTTTCAATGAGCTCCTGCTCCTCCTTGGTTACAAAAGTCTGTAGACCACTTGTAAATTCTACAAAACGCATTATCTAATGCTGCTTACGTTAACGTTAACCATTGCACCTTTTGCGCCGCGAATTAAGTTCGCACGTTCTGCAGGTGATAGTTCATCTGTTATTTCAATACCGCCATTGCCAGACATATCAATCTTCTTATCTGAAAGATTAAGTTGAAAAGTAATACGCGGATCTTCAGGATCACTTAGCGTAGCAGTAAAGCCCTGTACATTCTTGAGGATATACTGTGCTTCATTAATTGTTACAGTGTCACCTGGATTAAGTTCGCTCTGTACTACTTCAAATATTTTCATCTGCTTGCCTTGTTTAGTGCTGCTACACGTTTACTTGCTGGATTAACTCTTTTTGTTTTCTTTGCTTTGCGAGCCATTCTTGCGCCCAGTCTTGCACGAGTCATTTTCATCTTAATACGCTTCTTAAGATCTGGTGCTGCAAAGCACTGTGCTGGATTACTTACTACACGACTTTTGCGCCTGCCGCTGACACAGCGAAATTTGCGAACAACTTTGTTGCCGCGTTTTGCCCATGTCATACCTTCTGTAAGCTCACTTAAAATCATACTGTATTTATGTTTATTTTAGCATCATAAACAAAAGAGTACAACATGCTGCAGCGAGTGCGCCGATAATAGCAACTCCCCAATTAATTAATTGTTGGTTACGTTCTGCCTTTTGTTTAATGATCATATCTCGCATTTCTGTAAGCATTTTTTCAAACTTATCCATGCGTTCACCCAAGTGTTTCAATTCTCTGTGCAACCCGTTATACCTCTCAGAACACATGTCCACATGCGCTTCTAAAGACTCTTTTTCTAATTCCGCCATAACTAATCACCTACCTTGGGGTGATGTCTAGATTATCTATTTGTTTAGTATGTGCCTAATATTATTTTAAATGTGCCTGTATTTCTAGCATCTATATATTTATTCAGCAGTTGGTGCAACAAAATATTGTATGTTAATTAAGTCACTGTTTCGTGTATGAAAAACGCTGGGCGTTAATTGTATAGTTTCTTCAAGGCTATGATGCACGGGTATAAGGTCAAAAACATTATTAAGTTGTTGGGCTTTTTCACCGAATACGTCTGCTTGTTCTGCACCTAGTGCAAAAACCCATAGGTTTACATTAGCATTGAGCATTTGTATTTGAAATTGGTGTTTGTTGCCTATCTTTTTATAAAGCTCGCTACCTACAAAACTGTCACTGTTATTATAACTGTGTAGCTCAGGTTTTTGCAATACAATTGGCTGCGTAAGCAACCCCACAGTTTGCAGCACTGTTTCCCAATTACGCTGCTGATTACGTTGTTTACCATGGCCACGAGTAACACCAGTTGCAGTTATGTCCACCAAACTTATACCCCATACTGCACTGGGTATATCAAACACTGCGCCCATGCTTGCCTCCGTTGAGTGGATCTTGTTCTCTGAGATATACTCCAAGTTTAACAAGTTGGTTTACATCGTCAAATAGTATTGCATCTGCACTTGTATATCCCATGAATTTTAAACAACGCAGTCTATTACTGCCTGTTTTAAGTGCCCAGATCATTCCATCTTCGCAAACTACAGGAGGATTAATATAGGGCCATGCTTTGTTTGCACCGAACCAGCTCTTATATCCACCGTTCCACCATTCAGGAGTTACTTTGTAATACAGTATAGGATACCACATACCATCATCTATCATTTTAGGTAAGTCACGCCAATACCAACGATTGTCCTGATGATGACTCATTGGACTTATTTTGTTTAGTTCTATACTATGGATACCAGGATGATCCTGCCAAAGGCTATTACAGTGTTTCATTATAACTGTATTTAACTCATAAAAAAAGACCCAGTAAAAACTGAGCCTTTTTGTTAGTTTATGTTAGCCGCTTAGAGTGGCTGTTGATCAAAATCAGCTAGTAGTGAACTTGTGATACCTGTTGAACCTGTACCAAAGTTTGATGCTGCTGTAAATGCACCTGATCCCTGGATTGCAATTTGCACGTTATCAGTTGTGCCTGTTGTAAACACGCCTGATTCTGTAAGTACACTTACACCTGCAATACCGTGTGCATCGTTTGTACCTGCAACATCGCCTGCTGCGAGGTAAAGTAGAGCTGCATCTAGTTCTGCTTGTGTCATGTTTGTTTTTGCAAGGTTAATGATACGGGTGCGTGGACCAATGCCACTGCCTGCTGTACCTTTTGCATTGTTGGTTAGTTCTGCCATTTTCTTATCTCCAAATTAATGATGTGTATCTCTACACTGTATGTAATTATTTATTAAACTTATACGAATTCTAAGCCACTGCTTGAAACTGTTGAGCCGCTAACGTCTACACTGTTACTACCAACTGCAGCACCCAGTGCGCGGATGGCTGTTTGTAGTGTTGATGTTGTCCATGCATCTTTGCCTTTGACTGCTACACTGATCTGACCAGTTGTATCTCCTTCAACTTGATACATTTCAACATTTGCTTTTGTTCCGATTAGTGTTAGAATTGCTGCAACTGATTCGCCTACGTCTAATTCGTTACGAATGTCAGCAACGTCACCTGAGACATCTTGTACAATAATTTTAAAATAATCCATATTCATGTCATTTAAAATGACTAGCTCATCAGCACTAATTGCGCCTGCTGGTGAACCATGTGCTTTTCCGTTACCGTGTACACGAGTAATGTCTGCCATTTTCTTATCTCCTATTGGTGCAAGCCTTTGCTTGCATAGTAGTATTTATGTAATTTAAGGATTTATTAGTTAAAGAATCCAGTGCGTCCAACAGCAACACCGCCTGCAAATGCGCCTGCTGCTTTGGCCCACATTGGTATGCCTTTTTTCTGATCTGGAATAAGTTTTTTGTCGTTTATTGTTCCCATGTATTGCTTGCTGATATCACTGCGGAACTTGCCATCCTGTCGTTGACTGTTAACCATTCTTGCACTTAGCCCAGTGCGTTCACCTGCACTGGTGCGTCCATAGTCTGCACTTGCACGTCTTGCTTGCTTTAGGAAACTACTTGTAATACCTAGATTACGTTGCTGCTTCATTAAAAATGTTCTATCCATGCCAGTATTACTTCTGCCTGCTGCAATATCACGCAAGTAGCGTTTAAATCCTAGTTCATCAAAACTAACACTGCCGCCGCTGGTAACACCTTTGTATTTGCTTGGGTTAGCAATAATACTTGCAAGATTGTGTAAGTCAGTTCCGCCTGGTTTGACACTATTAAAGTTCATAAACTTTAGTGTATCTTTAGCATACTTTTTTGCAAATGCTGGATTTTCAAAACGCATTTGCTGTAGCATAAGCAGTTGTTCAAAGAAACTTTCAGCAACATCAGTTGCATCTCTACCAATTGTATCACCAGCAGTGCGGATATATCTTGCTTCTGTAATCTCTTCTCTGATAAATTCAAATGCCATTATTTTACACCTTGCTGCGTTGATAGACTAGTAGTGTTTTGTTTTGGTAACTTGGGATCTTTTGCAGTTGGTACTGGACTATTGCTATCCATGGTTTTAGTGTTTATAGTTTTTGGTTTTTTATACAATGGATCATTGACACCTTGTACTTTTTTAATTGGTGGATTCTTTTCTTTACCAAAGTATACAACGCCATCGCCCACATCACCTGCAGTGCCTGTACCTTTTTTTATTTTATCTACTATGCTATCAAATTTGTCGCCTATTGAGCCTGATCCTATAGCATCATTTGCTTGATTTGCTAGTGCACCTGCTATAGCACCACGTCTAACTGCCTTACCTGGAATTAACTTCTTAGCCTTGCTGCCCATTGAAGCAGCCGTAGCACCGGCTTTTGCGGCATCGTCACCTTTCTTAGCAACTGCACCAGCGGCTGCACCAGTTTTGCCAGCGGTTTTTTTATTCTTTGGATCTTTTGCTGCTTTTTTAATATTTGCAATTGCTTTTTTATCGCCAGGCTTTACTGTAGTAGGCTTGCCGTCAACACCTGCTATGGCCTTCTTGCCGTCTGCGGTTTTAACAACACTGCCTGGTTTTGGTGCTTTGTCTGCTTGTTTAATTGCGTCTTTTGTAGTGTCCAATGCTTCTTTACCAGCACCTTTAAATTTCATAGCACTCTTAATTGCGCTCCAGCCAACTGATAGGCCTTTACCAATCGCGCCGCCCACAACTGCGGCTGCAGCATCAGTACCAATGCGTTTACTAAGTTCCGCTCCATCTATTTTTCCACTTTTATAATCTTGAATGTCATTGTATGTTTCAACACCTTGCCACACTACACCGGCGCCCATGAGAAGTGGAAGAAATATTGCCTCATCTAATTTCTGGTGATCCTCACTGATAAATTCTTTTGCTCTCATTACTTGCTCCAGTTCTTAACAGCACTGAAGTTGTTTTTACTAAACTCCATGCGGTCCACTAGTTTAACTGCACCACTGTCTGTGCCAATAGCAACAAATCCTTCTGGGTTTGTTACTTCGTAGCCTGTGTCTGTGCGGATAAGTGACTTAATACTGTCTACTTTATTCAATTTATTTATAAGCATATTTTTTAATGCAATAATGTCTTTGTACACTGCAAGCGCACTGGCAATACCTGTCATGTTGTCAGTAATAAATTTGTTCTGTGCATCAATTTTATCTGTGCGATTCTTTACTGCAGGTGCTGCTGGGTCTTGATTCTTTAGTTTTGCAATCTCTTTTTGTATGTAATCATTGTACCACTGTGTAAAGTCTTGCGCAAAACTCTTTGCATCATCTATTTGTGTATCGCCACGTTTAATTCTTGCATTTACATACTGCATAAGCAGTGCTTTATAGTCGCCGCTAACTGCTGTAAAGTCTGCAGTTTTAAGTGCGCTGGCTGCAGCATTTAGCCCTTGTAGTATTTGTTTATTCTCTTGCTGTGCTAGACTTGCTTGTCCACTTAGGTCTTTGTAGGTTGCATCATCAAACCATACTGCGCTGGTCTTGTTTAGTTCATTTACATCTGCACCAAAACTTGCAGTCATTTCTGGCACACTATCACCTGTGTAGGTTGTGTGAAATATAATACCCATTTGACTTGCGGCAATACGCTTGCCTAGTTCACTGTTTTTAGGAACAGCATAAGCAATAGTGTTGGGTTGGAACACCCAACTCTCTTCGCCATCAATGTCAGCAGTTTCTAAATCACTTTTGGTATACATCATGTCGCCTTGTAGCACACCTTGTATACCCAGTCCAGATAGCAGTTTAAGTGCCTGTGCAAGTTTTTCACGAATGCCGCCTTCATAGCCATACTTGTCAAGGTCTGCAGTACTTTTTACAAGTTTGCCGGTTTTGCTAAACACACCTTTAGTACCAACAAAAAACTTACCATCACTTGGATCAGTGCCAGCAAATATAGCAGGAGCACCATCCCACTTAACAGTTATGTTACCACTGTCGCCGCCATTCTCCAGCATGTCACGCACACTGTTAATATACTGTAGCGCACTCTGCGCACCAGACTTGCCTTGAAGAAATACTAGATCCTCAATGTGTTCCAAGTGTGTATTTTTGCCTTCAGCAGCCTCGGCTACTATTTCTCTGAAGCGCATTTGCTTTCGTTGACTTTCCGAATACCTCGCACAAACTTACGACTGTCCTGATGACGAATACTGTTAATAAGTCTACGTTCCAGGTCACCTGCCACATCGGCATCGTAGTGCTTGTGCATTTCATTAATAAGATTGATTGCGCTCTCTATCACGTTAGTTGCTCGACTTTCCATTACATGCTGTCTATCTTTGTCAACAATCATGCTGTTTAGTTCGTGTAGTATACTACGGGTCTGTTTACGCATGGTTTTTATCCTATCGTTTTTAGTATTTATCGGTTAAATACAACATTACATATTGTAACATGGAGAGAGAATATGTCAACTATAGAGAACCCTGGGTTGCACTTTGCAACTCTGGCTAAAATAGCCTATATGACCGAAAAAGAAAGTAAGCCAATTGCACACACAATGGGTTATACTAAAACAAAACTTATAGATCGTAAAGGTGCAGAGTGCTTGTTCCTTGAAAACAGTGAACGCATTGTACTTGCATTCAGAGGCACAGAGCCAAAAGAGTTCAGTGATATCAAAGCAGATCTAAAAGCATGGAAACGTCCCAGCGACACTGAAGGCATGGTACATGCTGGCTTTTATGATTATCTAGAGCGCATCTGGGATACTGTAGAGAATCATATCAACTATGGTAAACGCGAAGAAAAACAACTGTACATATGTGGACATAGTCTAGGTGGTGCAATGGCAACACTTGCTAGTAGTAGACTAAACGACAGAGTAGTTGCTTGCTATACATACGGAAGTCCTCGTGTAGGTGGTCCTGATTGGCTTGCAAAGCAAACGTTTGAGAATCATAGATATGTAAACAACAATGATGTTGTTCCTCGTGTTCCATTTTGGATAATGGGTTTTAGACACTATGGTGAACTACATTACATTAACTACTATGGAAATATGCGCAAACTTACACCTTGGCAGAAGTTTAAAGACAGTTGGCGTGGACGCTTTCGTGCTTGGAGTAAACTAGAACTATTTGATGGTGCTAGAGATCACAGCATGGATGCATACGAACAGAAGATATCCAATAATTAAGTGGTTGTTAGTGATGGTAACCCTTAGTAATGGTGTACCACAAGCAGAAAGTATAGCAACGTATGAAAGGCTTGCTGATTGTTATTTTAATATAACTCAGCAAGAAATGAAATACGACTTTGATACACTTAAACGCGACTGGGTATGTGTGCGCAGTGAAGGTGATTGGGATCTTGTTCTGCGTTACTAAACCAAAAATTAATAAACTACACTAGTCTCTTACTAAATAAAGTGTGACAGAAATGTTACACTTGGCACAAACAAAAGAATTTAGGCAAAAAAGAGGCACACAATGAAGTTACCTAAGGACGCAACGGCTCAATTAGAACGATTACTAGGCAGATTCATAAGGCATATTCCGAACAATGCTGAATATCATAACAGGCTTATCGAAGAACTAGAGATTATTCTCAAACTTCGTTTCGTCGATTACTTCCTCACAATTTGCGATGTACTGACGCTAACCCGTGACATTACTCATATGACTCGTGGTTCAGCAGGGTCTAGTCTCGTCTGTTACCTACTGGGTATTACAGACGTGGATCCCATAAGATGGCAAATACCGGTTGCACGTTTCCTAAATCCTTTGAGAGATGATTTACCAGATGTGGATATAGACTTTCCACATTGGCAACAGAATGCTGTAATGCAACGGATATTTGATAAATGGCCCGGCAAAAGTGCCAGGATCAGCAACTATGTTACCTACAAGGAGCGCGGTGCTCGCAGAGAAGCAGCACGACGTCTTGGCGCATCTGGTAAACTTCCTCGCAATTTCAAATACGAAGATTTAGACATCGACAAGGAAGAAGCAATGAGAATCGAAAAGAAACTAATAGGCAAAAAGAAGGCAATATCAAAACACTGCGGAGGTATACTTGTATTCAATCACAAGATACCAAAAAGTTTAATCAACGCAGACAATCAAATACTACTGGACAAGCGTGAAGTAGAAGACCTAGAGCATTTAAAAATAGACATACTTGCTAACAGAGGACTTAGTCAACTACTGGAAATAGACAGCGAAACACCATTGGAAGCATATCCTGAGCAGGACTTTGAAACAAGTCAAATGCTTTGCAGAGGAGAAGTTATCGGTGTAACACAAGCAGAGTCGCCAGCAATGCGCAGACTATTCCAAGCAATACAACCGCAGAGTAAATCAGACTGTGTGTTTGCTACTGCACTTATACGTCCTGTTGCTACTACAGGCAGACAAAAAGCAAGTTTTTTCCAGGACTGGACAGAACAAAGACTGGAAGATACGATTGTATATGAGGACGATGCTATTCGTAAAATAGCAAAACTTATCAACTGCGACATGTATGAAGCAGACATGTATCGTCGTGCGTTTGCAAAACGTGACGAACAAAAAGTTATGCAGTTTATGGAACGCATGGGTGAGAGTGAAAACAAAGAACAGATCATACAAGAACTATATGGGCTGGGCAGTTTTGGATTGTGCAGAGCGCATGCTGTAAATTTAGGTAGACTTATATGGGCACTTGCATATCAAAAGGCTCACAACCCCAAGGAGTTTTGGAGGGCAGCACTTAAACATTGTCAGGGCAGTTACAAACGCTGGGTACACAAAACAGAAGCAAAGAATGCTGGCTGGGATCTGCGTGACCTAGGTTATCCAAACGGCATTACAGAATCACCACAGCAACAATACAAACGTCATGGATATTGGACACAACCAGAGTTTATGCCCAATATGTTTGTACAGGAAACCTGGGGTGACAGAGTAAACTTTGCAGGACTAGTTGCTAATGGCCGTGTGTTCAGAGGTGAAGGTGGACGCTATGTTACGTTTGTAACACTGGGAGTTGCCAATGGCGAGTATGTGGATGTTACTATTAAAAAGCCTTTTGGGTACCGAGACACAGATGTAGTTGCAGGCAGCGGCAAGATACGCATGAGCAATGGTAGTCGTTACATTGACTGCTATGATGCAAAAGGTTATAGGTTAGATAGATACTTGTCTTAGTTTATCTAACCTAGTTATGTAATCATCAAACACTGGACTATCTAAACTACAAGGCCCACTAGCCAACTGTTCAGAAAATTCATTTGGATCACCTAATCTATTTGTAGGAAAACACTGTGCAAACCACGCATCAAGTTCAGTTCGATGATGTTCGTTAAGTTTGCTAATAGTTCTGTTTATACCAAACATCATGTTAACAGGAGCAACATCTCTGTACCAAAACATATTGGCTTCCACTTGTTTCCAATCTGCATTGGTGCGCTGATAGTTGAATCTATCTCCAACATCGTCTATGCTGAATACAAGTTTAACCAGTTTAAATTTACTCCAAACTTCAAACACACTGTCTTTAACCTTTATGGTACCGTTGGTGTTATAGTATACACTGCATTGTTGTGGATTTGGTATACGAGCTAGTATATCCAAGTGTACATCTGTAAACAATGGTTCACCACCATTGAAATGTAACCATTCTACTGTGTTTAGATCAGCAGTAATACTGTCAGGGTCAAATTTAAAATTGTTGTAAGTTTTCAATCCCATTGCTTGTGCATCTTTACGCCAAGCACTACTCCAACGATTTCTACATATTACACACTTGAGATTGCAATAATTGCCCAAATGTATTTCTAAATTTTTGACAGTGTTGACAACAGGTTCTTGACAAGTTTGTCTTCTACTGGGCACGCCATTTTTTTCATTAAGAACACAGTAGTTACACACATCAGGCACAGTGCCTGCTTCAAATTGTTCTCTTACACTCGCTAAACTGGGCTGATCATATAATCCAACTGCGTGATCATAGGGTTGCGTATCTGCTACACAACATGGAGCAACTTGTAGTCCTTGATCAGTTTGTTCAAGATAAGCAGTATTATAAGGCTCACTGCAAGTCCATTTACTCACTTTTAAGTCCTGCCAGCATGTTCTTTAGTTTACTGCTTTGTACACTTGCAGTAATCTTGCCTGCGGGCTCATCACCTGCATCAACTACGCCACCACTGTCTTTGTTTTTAAGTTGATCATAGATACTGCTACTCTGTTTCTTAAACTGTTGATACTCTTCATCCTCACCCAAGTCTCGGATGCGTAGACTTTCAATGTCAAACTCCAAGTCAATCTTTTGACCAACGCCGCTACTACTTCTAGTTTTCATTAACTGTATCTGATAGCGTCCACGCTCACGCATAGCACGACTTGTAAAGATACCAAACACGTTATCCGCTGTGTTGATCTTACTAAGTCCACCACTGATGTGCGAATGATCAAACTCTATTTCATCAACTGCGCCTCTGTTCAACTGCGATGCTGTTACAAATACACAGTCCAGTTCCTTGGCCAAGTTGCGTAGTTCCTCACTAACATACTTGTCTTTAACAAACAAATCACTTGGGCTTACTTTAGCACTTACTGGCATAAGCAAATCCAAGTAGTCAATAAGCAAGAAGTCCACAGTCCAGTTGTTCTTGATCTGTAGTTCTTTCAAGTATGCACGAATATCATTTACATTGCTTTGTGCTGGCATGTATTTGATCTGCAAGTTGCCTGCTTTCTTGCCTGTCATCTTAACTTTCATCTCAACAGTATCCAAGTCTTTGAATACTTCTTTGGTGCTTACATTTGTAAGCATGCTATCAATACGCATAGCACTTAGACCTTCGCTAAGTTCCAGTGTCAAATACACCCCATTCAGTCCTTGTGTCACCCAGTTAACTGCTAGGTTCTGCATAAACAAACTCTTGCCTGATCCTGATCCACCTGCAAAAATATTGAGTTCGCCTTTGTTCATGCCGCCAAACAGTTTACGATCCATGGCAGGCCAGCCTGTGCTGATCTGTCCGTTATTGTCTTTGAGAGCCATAAGTCTCGCTCTGGGATCTTCAAAGTAATCTGTACCCATGTCTTTTGTAAGACTGATTTGTACAGCGTCCTTGATGATCTTTTCAACTGGTTCGTATTCGCCTTTCTCAAGTAGGTCTGCACTCTTGAGAATAGCACGTTCTAGTTCCTGCCGCTTGGTGAATCCTTCAAACTCTGCTAGGAACCAGTCATTGTGACTTTCTGTAATATCAGGCACAGGCTTTAGTTCTACACCTGTTACTGCTTGTACCTGTTGTGCAGTGGGCAATGCACCATGTTCATCACTGTGTTCTTTTACAAACACCGCAGTGTCATGTAAACTGCGATCAAAATTATCTACGTTATAGATGTTCTGTACACGCACAAAGTTCTGCGCATCATGCAACATCATTTCTAAGAATAACTTTTGTAAGTCTGCTGTATATTCTTTACTCATAAAATTCTTTTATCCTACTACTTGTTGGGAAGTCGTTTAAATTCCAGCAGCGTAATTCAGTGCCATGTTCTCGTAACTGATATTGTATCATTGCTTCAAGTCCAACTTCGCCAAATAAATCTACATCATGATTTGCTTTACCATGTATTGTATCTTTATATTTTACATAATTTTCCCATTTTTGCCAAATATTATCTTGTCCCTGTGTCCATTCTTGTGTAATAAAATCAAAACTAGTTTTATCTGTAATTGTACATTCAATACGATCTATTATATCAAGTAGCACTAGATCCAAGTTTTCGAAGATATACTTGGTATCATAACAAACAAATCCCAGTTGCTTTGCAGTATTCCATTGGTCTCGCATTTCAGGGATCCAATATTGCATCCAATGCATGCTAAGGAATTCTCTTAGTTCCCAGTTATCTAGTTCTTTGTTGTTCCAGTTCTTCAAACTATGACTACTAGTACTAACAAGGTCATCAATATAGTTTACTCCTATTTTACTAAATGTTATAGCAGCAAACTCTGCATTGCTGGGGTTTGGACCCAAGTAGAACATATTAGTATCATCGTAAGTTTCTCTTATATATGTTAGCGTTTCACTGCCAGTCCAGTCGCCCCATTGAGGAACAAGAGGAGTAAAAATATTATCCTCAGCAATTTCGTATTCTGGATTTAGTAATTCATCCTGAGTATTAGGATGCCATTGTTTTCTAAATCCGTGACTAGTCCTAGCGCCATAAGTTGCTATATCCTTTTCTAAATCTAAAAATTTTACTTCATCTTTATCAATTGTTTTTAGATCTGTACATTTACGAAGTACGGCTTCCACAGTGCTTCCAGCACTTCCAGCAACAGCATTAATCCAAATATTCAAAGGCGTTTCCTCATTAAATTAATTTTTAAACTCATTGTTTGCTTTGCATCAATGATGCTCTTTAGTGTAAACAGTTTGCCGTATCTTACTACAGCATCATTAATATCTTTTACATCACTTTCCCATTCAGGAAAACTAACACTCCATCCATACTCAAGTGCATCATCAATTAACTTTTGTCCCGCTGCATCTCTGTCTGGCACTAGTATAACTTCTCTAGCAAGTGTGTCAATAATCTCTGCTTGCGTTTCGCTGGCATTGTTGCTTAGTATGCCTACACCACCAATACACATTGCATCCAATATACCTTCTGTTACAACAACAAACTTTGCATTGGGCAACTGGTCATCCATGCCATACACATAGCCTGTATCATAACTGTTGTGATACTTGGGCTTGCTAAGAGAATCTGTTGCTCTTGCAGTGTAACCAATTAATTTGTTTTCATATGTGCAAGGAATAATAAAACGCTTCCACATACCTGCAGGCTTTGTATTACTGTATAACAGTCTTGTGCTGTCTAATCCTCGCTGTGCTACATAGTCTTGTATACCTTGTGGCGCACGATCAAGTGTAACAACATTGTCTGGCAGTGGCCTAGGCTTAAATTCCACAGTGAACTCTTTTTCAAGTTCTTGTTCTATTACTACTGTGTCTTTGATACGCAGTGCTTCAATGTTAAGCATACTGCGAGTGTTTTCATCCACGTTCAACCATGTTAGCAGTTTACGCATTTTAAAACTAATGTGTCTGCCTGGTTGCCATCCTGTTTTAAAGTTACAGTTAAAGCAGTGATAACTTATAGCATCTCCACTAGCAATAACACCGCCTCTGCTACGCTTGTCCATGCTCTCGCCATTGTGATGACAGCATACGGCATTAAACGAAATCCACCCGTTAGTAGTACGCTTTTGTTTGCCCGGCAAGGCATCTAAGACTGCTTGTTGTATACTATTCATCTATAATATTTTACATTCATTTATAAAATTATACAACCTCGAGGCTATATCACTGTGACCTAATTCGTTAGGGTGCAGATCATTGGGTATTATTTGATCAGGTTTAAGATAATCTTGGACATTTGTATCAGGCAAATAATAATTTTTATAATCATGATATGTATGATGATCACCCAATGCATTGAACTGCACGAACGGAATATTTCTAGATTCACACACACTGTTTACTAATAATTTTGCACTATCTGTGAGTGCCTGATTCCCATCTCCTTCTCCTCCTTGGCTGTGCAATAACCATTCTTTTCTACTATTTTCAAACTTATTTGCTCTTCCAGCAAGTCCTTTCCAGGGAATTATTCCCTGCTCGTTCCACCAACCACTGTGAGCCCAGCAATGCGCTTCTTCGTCCCACCAACTCATCCTATCAACTTGTGTCCAGCCCACACACACCATAACAGGTTCGTCACACATATGCAAATCATAGTTGATAAAACGTGCAAAATTTTGTCCTATTGCAAAATTGCCTGCGCCACCGTCCCCTAAATTAATGTAGTCTTGTCCTAGTTTATCAGCAAGTTGGCCTACCCAACAATTTTTTTCTCTATAGGGAGTATTATATTCATAGGACTGCAGAGGATCTGCTGCCAAGCCTGCTCCTTGAGTAAAACTGCATCCAATACCTACTAATATCATAGTTATATTATACGTTCTTTTGCAAAATCATGCAACCTAAATGTGAAATATTCATGCCCTGCTTCATTGGGATGTCCACCACTTGCAAACAAATTTAATCTATTGTCTTCTTGTGCAGCACGTTTAAGTGTACTGTTCATAGTTAATCCATTTATGAAGTAATTGTCATACTTGCTAACACTGTGCCTGCCCAGTGCATTAAACTGTAGTATTGGTACACCATGTGCTTTGCATATACTATTAACCATAAGTTTAGCATTGTTAGTCCACATATCGTGACTATTGCTAGTAGATTTAATAACCCATTCCCGACAACTAGAATTCCATTCATCTTTAACAAACCCATTGTGTGTCCATGATTCATTGTACCAACTAAAACGTGTTCGTTCTGTCCATGCTACACAAATTACAATATGTTCATGAGGATCTCTTGTGTGTAAAAAATAATTTGCAACCTGTTGTGCTATAGCCATATTGCTATTAGCAGGCTCTGCTAGATTATCATACTCACAGTTTAAACGTTTTGCTAGTTGTCCTAGCCAAACATTTTCATTTCTGTAACGTGTGTTTGCCCAGTGATCAGTTGGATCTATGTCTGGCGATTGTAGTTCACTGCCGTAGGTAAAACTACAACCGAATCCTACTAACTTCAAGGTCTATATAATACTTGACTCAGGGTTCCACTAGTAGTTGTACGCTTAAAACGTACTGCACTGTATACACCTGTAAAGTTTACATAGGCATTGTCAGTTTGTGCAGTGTATGTTTCTGTTGCTATAGTTGTAAAATCAGCGTTTTGAATACTATTACTTGGATTAATTGAGCCCTGTATCTCCAGGGTGCCTGTAAACGCACTGCTAAAATAAACTTGTGCAGTGTGTTGCGCTGTGTTGCGATTTACATAGGGTTTAATACTGATGGTGCTACCAAGGTCTCCACTGGCAAAATCTTCTGTCGTGCTTGCTACAAATGTAGGATACACACCATCTGTTACTTCTAGGACACCATTTGCACCATAGTTGTCGTCTGCGTATGCTGGTGCAGTACGATCTTCACCGTCTGTTACTTTAAGTGCATAATTGTAAAACTTTGCATCTAGATTAAGTAAGTCACCTTGTGTGATGCTTGCTTCCATAATACCTTTGGCTTCGTTAACCACTGTTAACGCACGTTCAAAATAAGCAACGTTATTTTCTTTGTCTAGCACAACAATATTTGCAGTCTTGCCGGACATATTAACTCGCTTTTGGTCACGGTTTTTAAATTCAATTCGTATATAGTTGTCAATACCTCTATATACTTTTACATTTGGTGTATAAAACATACTCATGAGGTTGCTTACTCCAGTATCAGTAATAACTGCGGTGTGTTTTTGTGCATATAAATATCCAGTAGTAACAGTCATACTGTATTTATCGAAAGAATTGAATGCCACCACTAGCAGAAGAAATATTTGAAAAATATCCGTTTTTGAGTCTAGTAACTTATGGTGGTGCAGAGTTTGTAGGTATAGTGCAGAATCAAGATGATACTGTACTAAGCATGTATGATTATAGCAAGATACCTGATGAACTAAAAACAATTTTTTTGGAATTAGGAGATGTTTGGTGGTGGGAAAGTAATAGAATGATTCCTATTAATTTATTCCTAAAACAAGACTTCACACAGTTCGCCGGCATATTAATTACTTTTAATATTCGAGACACAGAAGTTGTTAGAGGTCCTAGTGTAAGTATTGCTGACCTAGCAAAAAAACGCAGCAAGAGACGTAATATTCAATTGGTAAAGAAAGTAACAAAATAATGGAATTTTTTTTAGTGCTTATGATAAAACATTTCATTGTTGATCTAGGAGTACAACAGTATATAGGCCCAAGCAATAAACACAAATGGTTAGGCGATGGACACACACATTATTTTCATCATGGTTTATCAACAATGTTTATTGCGCTATGGTTTGCGCCTGAGATTGCAGTAGTAATTGGCATACTTGATTATGTAATACACTGGCACATTGACTGGGGCAAGCATCATTTAAATAGGCTAATTAGTTGCAAACCACAAAGTGAAGCATGGTGGTGGACTAATGTACTGGACCAATGCCTACATGTGCTAACTTATTATGCACTGGTTGTGATTGCTAGTGGCGTGTAGGGCCGCCCTTGGTATAGTCTTTAATATCCAAATCGTCTGATATAGTTTCTGCTACATGCGCAAGCATTTGCTGAATCTGATCATCTTCTAAAAAAGTTTTATACAATACCAAACTATGCTTTAGCAGCATAGTAGCAACATACATAAAATCTTCGTCACTTGTCAACTGTGTTTGAATGTGTGCTACTAGTGCATTTTGTATATCTTGCATACGTTGTGTGTCGTTACTCATTACTTTCCTCCAATATATTCATGTGTACTGCTACTAGTTGTGCGTAGGCCACACTGTGACTTTTCTTAAAAAAGTATTCATTGCCTTGTGGGCGTTGCCATACACTCTGCGCTACCTCTGCCCAGGTCTTGCCTACTAGATGTCTTTTGCCAGGACGAATAACAGCAAGGAACATTGCCATACGAGGTATACTGTTAACTGGTTCAGGCATCTTACACATTAGATCCCAGTGATTGCCAATATGTATAACACTCTCAAACCGTGTTTTATCCAAGAGTGTAAGCCAATTAGGATCCTGCATAAGTTCTACTAGGTGTAGTTCATTGCGTACATGTTCATATACATTTACATTAAGCAAATCTAATTTAAAGTATCCTATATCTTCTGCTCGTTTGTGTTCCAGCGTAGCAATACCATCATGTGCAACAGGAATATCTGTAAAGTAAACTCCAGTGTTATGTCGTGCATCAGTGTTGAGCCTAGCGGGCACACCTTGAATGTAGTCTAGCAACCGTGTGCGATCAGCAAAGTCAATGTCGACATCTGGCATATCATACATTATAGTCCTGCTTCCTTGAGTATATGTTTTACCCATTCTGTGTCCGCAAAGTAATCTACAAACTTGCGCTTCCAATAGTCTGGATCAATATATGGAAATATCATTTCAATCTGCTCTGTGCTTAGTTTGTCCAGTGCTTGTTGCCCACTAGTACAGTTAAAAATAATCCAAGCACTGATGCGTCCTGTTGTAATATGCTGCACAAGAACATTACCGTTAACATAGTTAAAGTAATGGTTGAATACACTTTCTTTTTCTTCTGCCCAGGTTTCCATGGTCTTTATGCTACGCTCCAGTGCATCCTGTGTTGCTTCTTTGCGCAAGTGCTCCATCAAATATTCCTGATACACTGCATCCTTGCACCAGTAGTCCAGTTTCTTATTGCTTTTAATTACCCAGTCAATAAACTTAGCAGTGTTAATAGCACGAATATTCACCATGTGTCTACCAAACTTTACAAACGCATTATAGTATGCACTGTCACTAAAGTCTTTGTACGTCTTAAATTTTGCACTGCCCTGTGTAAGTTCATAGAAACGCAAATAAGCAGTCATGCCCAGTTTAACACCTGCTTCATTCTCTTGTTGTGCTCTGCGCTTTGGCTCGCAAAGATGCGCAGCAAGTGTGCTTTCCTTGCGATACGCTTTGCCGCAGTACTGGCATATGTAGTCTTTAGTTTCCATACTATAGTTAATTATAGCATCTTTTATAACGCTTGTAAAATCGTTCATAGATCACCGTAAAGTTTTGCTATTGCTTTAAGGTCCTTGTCTGTGTACATGTTAGCAAGCATGTCCAGTTCATCACTTTTTGCAAGTGGATGCAGTCGTTCTACTTCTTTACGCCGCTTGCTACTATTGTTCTTGTCTTTCTTTTTATGACCAACCCACTGATGAAACTGTGTTCCCATGCCAGGACTTACTGTGCATAATAGTTGCCACACCAGTTTAGGGTGCCGTGCTAGTTCAAAGTAAGTGCAGTTAACACGCTGATTGCCAGCCATTAAGTAGTACGCTTGTAGTTCACCACTGCCTTTTACTAAACTTACATAACGGTTTAGTAAGAACGGTGCTAGTTGTTTTTGATGCTCAGGTGTAAGCCCATCATAGAACGCATAGTCTTTGCGATCTATTGCAGCAAGCACTGTGTTTAGGGGCAACTTGTCAGTCAAATCTAACTCCGTGTGTATCTATTACATCACTAAATGATAGCACAAACATGCGGGCATCGTCAAGTGTTTCAAACTCTAAAACTATTGTATCGTCAACGCTTTCTATTCTATGGTCTGTGTCTGTGCGATGTTCTAAATAACGTCTCACACGATCTGTTAAATTTTGGGCTAGGGTTCCGTGCTTTACTGCAGTGTGAAAGTCTAACATATGGCTAAATTCAAAGCATCTATAGTCTGTGCGAGTTATCCTGCCTGGAGTAGTCATACCAGGACGCCAAGGCATACTACCACGCTTTGTCAATGCTTACAATCTCGTTTTGCTTGTTGATCTCTTTTGCGCAGAACACACAACGAGGATTTTCTACGCCTGTTTCAATTGGAATTGCAAGTATCTGTCCCTGTTTAAGTTTAGGAAAGAACCATTTGACATCGCTGTAAATGTCCACAATGTTTACTGGCAAATAGTTGTGTCTAAAGTCTCCCAGTGGATTAAACACAAATGCATCAAACCCACGATCGTTTAGACTGCTAAAGTTTAGCATCTCTAGGTCACCAATGTCTCTGTCACCAATAAGTATTTTCCAATCCACTGGCATGCGAATCATGTTACCGCCAACATCTAGCACTACTGCTGGACTGTTAAAACTTTCTAGAAAGATAAGCGGAATGAAAAAGTAATCTGGGTCTGCTGGATTACTGTTGTCCAGTATTGCAAAACGAAGATCATCTACCTCGTCTGGTATGTCATTCATTTCATATGCTGTGTTTTCTAATGTAAGTATACGCATTAGTATACCTCTACAATTTTATCAGCAATGCCATATTTCTTTGCTTCCTCTGCACTTAGCCAAACATCTTCTGCAGGAAGTAGTACTTCACGAATCTTCTTTTCAGTTAAGCCAGTGCATTTTTTATAGTGTTCCAGCATACGCTCACTGCTAAGTTCAAACTCACGCATTGTAGCAAACAGCTCATGTTCTTTACCACGTGATCCCCAACTGTATTGATGTGACAGTATACTGGTGTTTGGTGTAATTACACGGCGGCCTTTTGTGCCTGCCATAAACGTAAGGATACCACAACTTGCAATAAGTCCTAGTCCAACCGTTTTAATTGGAATCTTACTGCCTTTCATAGTATCAATAAGTGCAAATGCTGCATGCACACTGCCACCAGGACTGTTAATAATAAGTGTTAGTTCTTTAGGACGTTGACTTGCTGGCAACATATTCTGTTCAATAATCCAAGTAACAAACGGCGCAGTGCTCTTATTATTAAATTGCTCATAGAAGTAAGCAACTCCGCTGTTATACATAGTTTCGCCTAGTTTTGGCTTTTCCATCTTTTCACTCATACTAATTCCAATCTGCTTTCTCTACCGTAAACGGATAGTTTGCTTCTTTATAAAATGCTTTACGTTTTGTTAAATGTCTTTTAGCGTATTTTGCTGTACTGGTTATGTCCCAGATTTGTACGAAGTCTTTGTCTTCCGCTTTGCGAATGCCGCGACCAATGCTTTGTATAACTCTAACAAAACTTTTACCGGGCTCAACAAGCACAAGATTAAAGATACGAGGAATATTGATACCCACCGCTGCAACTCCATAAGTGGCGATAATGACCTTGCCTGTAGCAGTTGATACCTCGTCATATTCTGTTTTTCTGTCTGCACCTTTTGTACTTCCTGATACGAACACACTGTCTGGGATACGACTTGCTAGTTCATTGCCTGCTGCAATTCTGTCCACTAGTATAAGTGTGTTGCCTGTGTCCTTGATACTATCACATAGTCCTGAGATATAATCAAGTCTGCCTTTATCTTCTAGTAAGTATTTAAGCTCGCTTTGATAATTTGTATGCACAACTGTATCAATCATTTGTACAACGTTCACGTGACACTGTGCAAGCACACCTTTGTCCTGCAGTTCTTTTGCGCTGATCTGATTTATAACAGGACCAATACTGCACACAATACCCACGTTCTCAAACTTCTCTTTAGGTACTGTGCCAGTTAGTCCCCAACGTATGGGTATATGGCTCATTACACCCGTTAGCAGGGCTGTAAGGGCGTCTGCTTTAGCCATATGCACTTCGTCCACCATAATACACACCACATCCTCAAGGAACTCACCAATGCTTATAGGCGCTACTGCGTTCTTTGTATTTTTTAGTAGTATGTTTAGACTTTGCCAAGTGCAAATGGTATGTGTTTTACCAAACTCTTTACGCTCACCATAGTACACTCCAACATCCAATCCCATGTTGACATAGTCTTCTTCTGTTTGTGTAACTAGACTTTTGTTGGGAACAATAACTACACTGCGTCCATAGTTCTCAACACTCTTGCTCAGTGCTGCAGTCATCAGCGTTTTACCTGCACCGGTAGCAATCTCTTGTAGGCTCTGTGGATTTGCTAGGAACTCGTTGATTGTTTCAACTTGGTAGTCACGCAATATAATAGGCTTACCCTGTGCAGGATGCCCCTTTGGCCACGCTACATGACTAAAACTTTCTTCTGTTACAGGCTCTAATACAAACTCAGTCTGATATTCACGCATGTCATTCAGCGTAACATCATATCCCTGTTGTACCAGTACTGGAAGAATGTCCGGGAGGAGGTTTATATATGTACTCCCTCCAAGTTGAAAAAATGCTTTTTTGCCGTCCCAGCGTCCAAGTTTGACAGCAGGTAGATAACGAGCATAGGGGATCTCATACTTGAACATATTGGATAACTTTTTGCGAGTATCCAAGTCCAATCCTTCGATCTTACAGTTCACTTCGTCTTTAACGTGTATTATTGCAGGCTTCATATATCTTTTCCGCTATTTGTTTATGACCTTGTTCCAGTGGATGGCCGCCAGGTCCATGCGGTGTATCATATGCCCATTCGACAAATCCAAGATTGGGCCAACCTAGAAACTTAGTTTCATCTATTAGTTCGTAATACCCTTGATTGTCTTTATAGTATTTGCCAAAACGGTGCTGATTGTCAAACACATTACACATTATATAATCTATTCGTTTATTTTGCAAGAAACTCTGTAATAGAATAACTTGTCGCAACCAACGCCTGTATTCATGCTCGGCATTGTTATTAATAGTAATATATTTAATAAGTTCTTTGCGATATTCTAACACAGGATCTTGATCAAAAACGCGACTACTGCAGCCAGGCCATATGTCATAAGCACCCCATTCATCAGCATGCTCTTGTCTACCGCAACTTGTCCAAGCAACTACTACTAACTTTGGTTTGTGCTTTGCAACTGCTTGAATAGTTTTCTTTACAATAAACTCATTACCAACACCAGGAGTACCATCGTTAATTAAATGGCAACCAAGACGATCAGCAAGTAACACAGGCCAGGCTTGCGTTGCCGGATCTGGCAATTCTTGTCCGTATGTAAAACTATCACCAACTGTGTAAAGCATAATATCCATTATAACATAAAGTGAACGGGTAGTCTATTTCTAAACTACCCGTTCTGAACCGCGATTGGAGGAGAGAGGAGAGAGGAGCCGCGGTTCAATCCGTCAAATTTTTAACAACCGTTTTTACAGCCGTTTCATACAAGTGCTTTCTGCAAGCGCACGCCAGTTGTTAGGACTGATTTTCATTAGATCTGCAACTTTAAGTGCCATACGCAAACTAACTTCACGGAACTTGTTGCAATTTTCAGCCATAAAATCTACTATCTCGGCTTCTTGTTGCATGTCCATGCTGTAGTCCTTGAACAAATCACCTACTGCGGCAATCTGTTTTACACGCAGTATCTTATCACGCATGGTGTCCAGTGTGAGATCCAGGTAGTGACAGCGAGACTGCAATGCTTCAAGATGATCTTGTAGTCGCTTGCTCTTAACATTCTCAAACTTAATGTTAGTAATA